AATGCTCTACTTCATGGTGAGGACCTCTCAGAAGAGTTCCAAGAAAAGGCAAGAGTGATTTTTGAATCTGCTCTTCGTTCAAAAGTTAATGAAATTCGTGAGTCACTTGAAGTTCAATACGAAGAAAAACTCGTAGAAGAAGTTCAAGTAATCAAAGAAGAACTAGAAGAGCGTCTAGACGCTTATCTGGAGTATGTTGCTGAAGAGTGGGTAGATGAAAACACTCTTGCTATTGAGACAGGTCTCAAGGAAGAACTCACTGAGTCATTCCTTGGTGGTCTCAAGCAACTTTTTGAAGAACATTATGTAGAAATCCCTGAAGAAAAATATGATGTACTTGAGAATATGGTAGAAAAACTTGATGATATGGAGACTAAACTCAACGAGCAAATTGAGAGAAATATTCAACTCAACAAGCGTCTCTCAGAGTCGGTTGCTGATAGAATCTTTGATGAAATTTCTGAAGGTCTTGCGACCACTCAGAAGGAAAAGCTCGCTTCACTTTCCGAAAGTGTAGAGTTTGAGAGTGAGGCAGAATATCGTGGAAAACTGGAGACTTTGAAGGAATCATATTTTCCTTCAAGAATAGTTGCTCCATCAGCAACAACTGAAACATTATCTGAAGGAGTAGACGTTGCAACTGAGTTTCACTCAGATACAATGAATGCTTACTTGAGGACTCTTTCAGCAGTTGCAAAACGCTGAATTTAATATTTAATCAAACAAAACAATTTCAATTTTTTACAGAGGTAAAAGGCAATGTTTCAATCAGAAAGATTGCAAGAAAAGTGGGCACCACTTCTGAACTATGAGGGTCTTGATCCAATCAAAGATTCACACAGAAAGGCTGTAACCGCTGTCTTGCTAGAGAACCAAGAAAAATTTTTAAGAGAGCAGAATTCTTTCTCACACGGAGAGTTTCTTACTGAATCTCCAACTATGTCTGCTGGAACCAGTGGTTTCAGTGGCGGATCTGCTGAAGGTGGACCTGTTGCAGGTTTTGATCCAGTTCTAATTTCACTAATTAGACGCTCAATGCCTAACTTGGTCGCTTATGACCTCGCTGGCGTTCAACCAATGACTGGACCTACTGGTCTTATCTTTGCTATGCGTTCACGTTATGGTGATCAGCGCACTGGAGATAATGAGACCTTCTACAACGAAGTAAACACCGCCTTCTCTGCTCAGAACAGCAATGGTAGTGCAACTCAAGGTAATTATACTGGAGCATCTGATGATGGTGCTGCGGTAGGTTTCGGTACTACCGCCAATCAAAGTGGCGAAAACCCAGGTCTTCTTAATCCTGATGGGCAGTTGTCTTATACAACTGGTCAGGGTATGCAGACTGCCGATTCTGAAGCACTAGGTCAAGACGGTGGTCCTCAGTTCAATGAAATGAACTTCTCAATTGAGAAGGTTCTTGTTGAAGCAAAGTCACGCGCCCTGAAAGCTGAGTACAGTCTTGAACTTGCTCAAGACCTCAAGGCAATTCACGGTCTAAACGCCGAGGCAGAACTTGCGAATATTCTTTCTACTGAGATCCTTGCAGAAATCAATAGAGAAGTAATTCGTACCATCTACAAGGTTGCTAAGCCTGGC